GGCGTGAGGTACGAGGTGGACGGCAGCGCAAACTCATCCTGTGCCCAGCTGATCGTGAGGCTGCGCGCGGTGCTGTCGCCATAGTTGACCTTGAGCACGCGGATCGGCATCTGCACCACTTTCTCGCGCGCCCAGCTCAGCAGCAGCACGTCGCCCACCTTCGTTTTCCAGCGCGTGCTCTTGACCTTGCACTCGCCCTTGGCCAGCAACGCGCTAAGCGTGTGGCAGTCCCGTGCCGCCAGGCGGCTGGCGAGCGCCGCACTCCACGCGCCTGGGTACGCGGTGGACTGGTCCACCACCTTGCCCTGCGCCTGAATGTTGGCCAGGTTCTGGTACACCACCGCCGCATCTTCGTTGGTATCGACGTCGCGATATGTCACCGTGACCTGATTGACGGACTGATCGAGTACCGGCACCTGAAAGCTGGTCATCTCGAGTATGTCGTTTTCATCGAGCACGGTGTTGGGATTGGCCGCCAACGTGGCCACGTCGTAATCGGCGCGCAGCAACCGGATGCCGGCGCGGTTCGTGGTCGGGTCGATGGTGCGCAATGCGCCGATGTGGTTGATCACGATGTTGATGAAGTCGCCCACCGCATCCGCCGACGACCACTTGAGGCAGAGTCCCATGCCTTCGTTGTAGAGCGCCTGCGCGGCTGTCAGAAAGCTGGCATCGTCGAGGCCCTGCCCGGCATCTTCCGACGCGCTCCACACCGGGTCGGTGAGTACTTGATAGATGATGTGCGCCGGGTTCATGCCACGGCCGACCTTGCACAGCTCCGGACGCCAAACCGGCGTATTCCAGCCCTTCAGATGGCGACGCACGCGAAAGCGCCACGCTTTGACGTAGGGGCTCATCGCGCCGATCAGGCCGGTAAATGCCACGGTGCAGATGTTGCGGTAAGCAGGCCGCACGATGGGCTCGATGGTGGCTAGCGCCGCGCTGGGCACCTGTGTCGCCTCACCCATCAGCACGGTGAGCGTGCCCTGCACACCACCCTCCTGCTTTTCGCCGCCGTACAGGCTACGTGCGTTGATGGTGACCGCACCACTGGCGGTCATGGTGGGCTGTCCCGAAGCCGGAAACATGGTCTTATCGTCGCCGCGGATCTCCAGAATCTCGTCCAGCGGGCCATGGCTCAGCCCCATATGGAACGTGCCGCCGTACCAGTAGCCGATGGTGGCGTCGCTGCTCTTACCGCCCATCGCTCACCTCGCTCACTTCGGCACGTGCGATCGCACAGGCGCGCAAGGCAAAGGCATCGCCGGTGGCCTCCAGCGTCTCCAGCGGCAGGCCATCGTGCAGGAACGCGCGATAGTCCAGATCGTGCTGCGCGAACCACGCGCGCACGCCGGATGCGCATAGCACGCCGACGCCCGGCATCGAGGCCGCGCGCACGTGTTGCATGATCACCACGATGGGAGCGCTCACTTGCCACCACCGCTGGACTTGATCGCCACGGTGTAGAGGCCGCCGTAATTGCAGACGTTGTTGTCGTCGATCCAGACCTCGCCGAACACCACGCACATGTCGCGACCGTCCGAAGCCAGCGGCACGCCGCCGTCCGTCAGCGACTGCGGCTGGGTGCTGGGCGGCTTGGGCATGCTGGCATAGACCGCCACCGCCACCACCAGCATGATGATCATATAAATAAGAAACGGCATGTGGACCTCAGTAAATGTTGTTCGCGCCGAACGGGTTTTTAGATGGGATGTAAGGTTGGCCGCCGTAGTTGCTCAGGTTATTGAACCGGCCGCAGCCATTGCCGCCGGTGGAGTGATCGCAGCCCGGGTACGCCTGCAGCACATCGCCTACCAGCAAGGGCGCGGCAGTCAGTAGAGTCAGCGTGTCGCCCACATGCGCCGTAACAAAACGCCAGGCTTCGTCGCCGTTGCGCGTCCACTCGATGAAGCCGCCCGCGAAATAGCCGTCGGGCTTGTTTGCGAACGCGCCCGACTTAATCACGTTGCCGCGGGCAGTGCTCAGCGTGCCATTCACGCGAAACGCGGTGCGATCGACCGCGCACATGGGCGCTGGGCTGTACAACGCGAAGCCGCAAGTTTTGGTCCACTTACGCCGCAGTCCAGTGTTTTGCTGTGCCGCCGCCCGGCTCATGCAAGTAAGCACCGCGGTGTGCTGGCCAGAATCCGGCGAGCCGACCGTGCCGCTCCACAACGTGCGCGCCGTGGTATCGCCGCGCGTGAGGCGCTGCACAGTCACATAGATGCGGCGCAACGGTGGCGCCGGGCGGAAGAGATCCATCAGCCCCAACGTCACCGGCACGGTGATGGTGAGCGTGGCCTTTTCCAGATCCGTGCTTTGCTCGATCGCACCGCGCTTGATCACCGCTGCCGCGTAAGTGTTGCCAAGAAACGTGACCGGCAGCAGGGCGTCGGTGTAGCGCCACATCTGCAGCCCGCAGGCAAAGGTGTAAATCTCGACCTCAGCCATTGCCGGTCAACTGCGCAAACGTCACGGCGCACGCCGCGGCGCCCACGGAATCGGTCCAGTGGTGGATCTCCACCGCATCGGTGTCGAGCCGGCACAACGCCATAAAGCTGATGCTCACCACGTTGGCCTTGGCGATGGTCGACGGCCACGCACTGTCGAGCTGCAGACGCTCGGTATCGGTGTCGATCTCGGCTGAGGCCGTAATGCGCCGATAGAACACGGTGCCATCGACCAACTGCACGCGAATGTCGCGCCGGCCGTTCTGCCCGTGCAAATAGACGGTATAGCCGCCGTTCGTCACGTCCATGGTGTTGCCGGCGGCATCGGCGGCCGGATACAGGTCATCCTGCCAGGTGGGTAGCCACACGCGACCGACCTTGCCAGCGAGCGCGTACAGCAGCTGGCGCAGGCTGTCATGCGCTGCGCGGCCGTAGACCTGCCAGCGGTGCGATTGAATCGGCCACGGCTTGCCGCTGATATCGTCGACCAGCGCGCCGCCGGTGTTGCCGTCGATCAGTTCCACATCACGGCCGTATTGCATGGTTGGGTTGTCGCTCCACTCGGGGCGATCCTCCAGCACCGGCGTGCCGAGGTAGCGCGCCGCCGGCATGGTCGCGATGTAGTCGTTGGCGTCCATGCTGACGAAGCGCACCGTCGTGTCGACCAGCCGCGTGGTGAAGCGGTTGAGCGTCGGGTATTCATCCAGCCGCGCGGTGCGTGCCGGGTACAGCTTCGTGCCGGCATCCCATGCATTGAGTGTGGCGCGCACCAGGTTGATCGCGCTGTCCGTCACGGTGTCGACTTCCACCGTCTCGTACGTGTGCGCGTCCGTCATCAGGATAGCTAGACCGCCCTTGTGGAAGTCCAGCCCGGCGGTGGCCATCGGAATGCTCAGCGCGCCAAGGGCCAAAGGCGTCGGCAACGCATGGATCTCGGCCCACAGTGGCACCGCCCACGTGCGTGCGCTGGCGTCGTACAGCATCGCCTCCATGCGCTGACGGTTGACGCCCTCCACCACCGGCACAAACTCCCAGCTACGGCGTGGCGTTTCGCGCAGCGGCGTGCTGGTTTCGTTGCCATTGGTCCCGCGCTCCACCAGCGTCAACCACTCCAGCCGCTCGGTGACGCCGCTGTCCCAATGGGGCGCGAACGTCCACGCGGTAACACGCTGGCCCGTGATGCGCACGCCGAGCGAGGGGTCGCCGGCAAACACCCACTGCACGGTGGTGTCGAGCGTGGCCGTACCTGCCACGCCGACGCTGAGTTGCCACGTCAACTCCTGCAGCGGCGGCATCACCAGTGGCGGGTTGCCCTGCCCGCTGATCACGATGGCGCTGTCGCTGTCGCTCTGCACGGCGGTCACCGTGGCGGAGCGATCGAGCCACGCATTCCACACCGACACGGTGCGCGTCTGCGAACTGACCAGGTTGCCCAGCGCGATCGTGGCCGGGTGGATCTGCACGCGGTTGTAGAAGTCCAGAAGGTAGCTGTTCGCGTGGGTTCCGCTGAGCGCGACCCCGTTGGCCTGCACGGGCCATGACGACGTAGGCACACCATTCGGCGCGCGACCGACGACGGCAGCATGCAGCGGCCAGTAGTCGACGGCATAGGTGCGCAGATCGGCGCTGACCGTTGGCGACTGCAGTCCGCCGAGGGGCGAGGTGATACGAGAGCCGGAAAGTGAGGCCATGGTCATGGGCCCGTGTAACGAATAGCCCAGCCGAGCGTGCCGCTGTGATCCATGGCGGTTGCGTACACACCATCCCGCGCCGCACTGTTTTTGCGATACCAGGGATAAGCTTTCCAGCGATCGGGACCCAGCGTGATGATGTCGCCAGCGGCCAGATTGTCGTTGCGCAGATACCGGGCATGACCCAAATCACCCACCATGCTGACCTTTGACGAGGGGCGCGCCACGCATGGCTGGATGGGCAACAACACCACCTCGCCGTTCCAGCTATTCGGTTGTCGGCTCAGCAGTGACGTGGCACCGGGCAGTGCATCGGCAGCGTTCGCCACGCCGCCCCCTGCACCGGCAGACCACGTGAGACCATCAAGACCGTGATGCAGGACGCCGGTCCAGAAATTGCTCGCTCCCGTCTGCCAGAACAGCGCGGGCGCCTGAAAATTATTCCAACCTCCCTGCGAGGTGCTCATGCTGATCCCAGTGACCTGGGAGCCGCGGCACAAGCTGGCTCCAAACCAGTTACCGGTGCCGGGCAAGCCTGCTGCGGGGCTACAGCCAAAGGCCAACCACTGGTGCCGATCAATCGCATAGTTGACGACCACGTACACCTCATCGGGTGCGGCGTGCACGTTGATCTCATAGGTCAGAGGAAACGCGAAGGGGTCTGCGGCCCATAACTGGCCCAGCGCGGCAGCAGGGGTCGCGGGAGACGCCAGCGTGTCGCTGCCGGCATTGCCCGTGCCACCCAACACCGTGAGGTAGCCCCCCACGACCTTGACCTGCATGTAGCAGGCACCTTTGCTGAGGATGGTTCCGCTCAGCGCCCAACCGTTGGCCGTGCAGGCGCTCTGCAACGCGGTGAGCAAGTCGGCCACGCTGGTGGCGGTACCGGCGACGTAGGCCATCAGTTGAGCCTCAAAGCAATGTAGTCGGTAAACCCGTTGCGGGAGACGTCCTGCAGCACGACGTAGGGGATGCCGTCGATGGTCAGGGTATTTTCCGTGGCGTTGTTAAATCCGCTGATCGAGTAAACGCCATCCAGCTCGCCGTAGATATTCGGGCCGGCGTCATTCAGCACGACCGGCAGGAGCTTGTAGTTGTTGTTGGTGTCGCGCAGCTGGGTGGCGGTAGCCAGGTAAGCGTTATTCCAAGGCCAGCTATCGATCTGTTTCCATGCGCCATCGACAAAGCGGATTTTGAAGTTGGCGCGGGTGCCCTTGTAAGGCATCGAGTGCGCGGTATCGCTGAAACGTGTCGCTGGCACACCATTGAGCATGCCGCCGACCGCCAGTGGATATGGGTATTGACCCGGCGTGGCATAGGGCAGAAATTTGCCGGCGTAGCCATGCTCGTAGGCCGGTGTGCCGACCTTCAGGCCGAACGCGATGCGCTGCGCATTCACAACGAGCCAGTAATCGATGCGATTGTTGTGCGCCGGCACGCCGCTCTCGACATAGCCCGGCTGGGTGATGAAGGTATTGCCGGCGGCATAGCCGGTGAAGGCGGCACAGCTGAGGTTGTAGTAATCAGCGCTGACGCTCTGGTACGCGCGAAAGCCAATGAAGATCTGCTCGGTGCCGGACAGACCGACACCTTGCAGAATCAGCTCACGGATCACCGTGTCGGTGGTATAGGGCGTCGGGTTGAGATAGCGCAGCGTGGTCCAGCCGTTGGCCTCAGCCAGGGCTTTGATCTTGAGCAGGAACTGCCAGTGGGCAACGCCTTCGCTGCCGGTGTTGTCGACAAAGCCGATCTCGTAGGCCATCAGTGATTCACCATGGTTTTCAGGGTGGTTTTATTGCGGCCGAGCACCTGCAGAATCACCTGCTCGCCCTCGCTGCTGTTGAGGTGGTCGCTGATCGCGTTAGGATCGAGCGTGGTGATCAGGCGCAGGTTCCGACCCGCACCGGCACCGTGCATGCCGCTTTTCTGGTTCATGTTGAAACTCGGGTCATTGCGCGCCGCAAAGCCCGCGGGGAAAGCCATGCCGCCGTTGACGTAACCGCCCTCGGCAAAGCCGGCATGTGATCGGTCGACCACCGCGGCCATGCCGCGCCGATTGAAGTCCTCGAGGAACGTGCGCGCACCAGGCTGTTTGACCACTTCCTGACGGTTCACAAACTCACCGCGGTGCACGGTGCCGGCCGGTTCATACTTGCCGCCATGGCCGGTGTAGCCGCCGTCGCTAAATCCGGCCGTGACTGATCGGATATTGCCGATGATGCCGACGCCCTCAGCGAACGCCTGCGCGATCAGCGGAATGTTCTGCGGCCAGCCCTTGGCCGCGGCTTGGCTGATATCCATGTACATGTTGACGCTGGCCTGCGCGATCGCCGCGGACTTGCTCAGCGCGAACGCGGCACGGTACGCCTTGCTCTGCTCGCCATAGCCCTGTTTGATCGCAACGGCGGCGGCATCCAGCGAGCTGGTGATGCCGAGCATCATCACCTGCTGGCGTGCGGTGTCGATCTTGGCCAGCTCGGTGGCATGCGCCGTGGCCAAGGCCTGCTCTTTGTCGGCGAACGCTTGGTCCGAATCGAGTGTGGCGGCGTGCCACTTATGCAGTGTGTCGAGCTGCTTTTTATATGCCTCCTCCAGCGCCTTGTGCTGCACGTCGAGCTTGTCCAGCTCGCCGAACGGGCCGCCGACGGTGGCATCCACGCCCTTATACTCGGGCAACTTGGGCAGGTTCTGATTGAGCACCAGCGCGGTGGTGTCGTGGTATTCCTGTGCAGTGATCGTGCCTTTTTTCAGCTCATCGTTCAGCTGCTTGAGCTGGGCCAGCGCCTTGCCGAAATCCACGCCGTTGACGTCTTTCAAACTGTCGCGCAGTTTGACGAATGCCTCGCGATCCCTGTCCGCGATGGTGTCCAGCGCGGCATCGCGCGCGGCGCCGTACAACTGAATCAGCGCGTCACGCTGCGCGTTGATCGCCACGACGTCGGCGCCCTTCTCGGTCTTGGCCTTGGCCGCGAGTTCGTTGGCCTTGGTGACTTCGTCGTTGTACGCGGCCCACACCTTGGCCACCGGGTCGAGCGCGCCCTGTTCGTCGCCCAGCCGCTTGATCAGATCGGCGTGCGCCGCCGCGGCTGCCTTCTGCTGCGCGGCGTCACTCTTGGCCTTGGGCTTCTTGTCGATATCGGCCATTAGCGTGTCGTACAGACCGCCGCTAAAATGGGCACTGCCATCGGCACCGACGACGCGCTGCACGCCGTTGAGCTTGGCGGTGTTCGGATCGGCGCCGGCCCACAGATCCTCAAAGTATTTATTCAGCTCCTTGATCTTTTCCTTTTGGCCATACGCCTTGTCGATGCTGGCCGCCAGGCGATCGAGGCCGGCGTCGGCGGTGACGGCTTTGTCGTTGAGCTGCGTACGCGTGGCAGCGGCGTCGGCATCCTGCTGAGCCTTGTCGATCTTGGCCTGCAGCGCCTTGAGCTCAGCCTCGTCGGCATCACTCCACGTGGCACGCGTGCCCGGCATCTTGGACAGGGCCGAATTGAGCAGCGGCGTAAGGCCCGTGCCGGCGCCGCCGATACGGGCGAGCGCACCACCGACGTTGTTGGTACCACCCTCCTGCGCGCTCATCTTTTTGCCGAGCAGCGCATACATGGTGGTTTGATCGTCGGCGGTGCCCAGCACCAGCGACGCGCCGATTTTCATCTGCTCCCACGCACCGCCAGCGGACTTCTTGACCTTGTCCCACATCGCCGCCAGACCGGACAGCTGAGCATCCATTTGCTCGATGCGTTCCTGCGCGGCACGGTGAAAGGCCTCGGCGGCCACGTCCATGGCTGCCTGCGTGTCGCCTTCTTCCTCCAGCGCCTTGATCTGGTCATAGATGCTGGTGGTGAGGAAGTGATATTGATCGTTAGCCTTGACCGCACTGGCGGCCGTGCCGTCAAACATCTTCAGCACTTCGGCCGTGGCTTTGTCGGCGCTCTGGCCGGTGAGCACGGCCATGTCGACCGCGACCTGCCCCATCGCAGCCAGCGCTTGACTGCCGACCTTGCCGCTGGCCACCAGCTGCGTGAGGACCGCACGCGAGGCGCTGAGGCTGCCATTGGCGGTGGTGATGCCGCTGGCCAGCTTGTCGATCTCCCCCGTGGTAGTGCCGGCATAGTTGCCGGTGGCGGCAATCGACTGGTTGAGCTTGTCGTTTTCCGTGGCTACCTGCTCGGCCGCGAGGACGAACGCACCGAGCGAGCCGACGACCGCACCGATCGCCAGACCCAGCGGACTGAACAGCACCGACATCAGGCCGGCCTGGCTGGCCAGCGTCATGCTGGTCTGCCCCAGCCGGCTCCACTGACCGGTCGACAGATCCTTGATCAACCGCCCCATTTCAATGCGGGTCTGCGCCGTGTTGAAGTTGAACGTGTGCATGGCGCTACCGGCGCCCGTGATGGCCACCCGGTTCTGGTCGATCACCGACTTAAAGCGCGTGTAATCGTCCAGCCCGACCACGCCCGCTTTGCGCATGGCGTTCAGCGACTGCTCTTGTGCGTCGAGCTTGGCCAGGGCCTTTAGGGTTGGATCAATCTGCGCCGCAAGCTTCGCCATCTCCGAGCGTTCGGCAGCGATGCCAGCCGCAGCACCACCGGTGCCGGCGGTGGTGGCCATGCGCGAACGGTAGGATGCGAGCGCTTCGCTCGCCCGCTTCGCAGCAGCCGTCTGATCGTCATAGCTCTGGATGGTGTTGCGTGCGGTTGCCGCGGCACGCTCGGCCTGCGATCGCGCCGACTCCTGCACCTGCGCCTGCGCGCTGGTGGCCTGCACCATCTTCTGAATGCGGGCGCTGGCTTGGTCCGCACTTTCGCCCACCGCATCGGCGGCGGCCTTGGCGCCGCCGATGCTGGTGGACAGGCCGTCCATGCCCTTGACGGCCTCCATCAGGTCCGCCCGGACACGCAATAGCAACTCGTAATCTTGGACGGCCATCGTGGGTGTTAATCCTTCAAGTGCGCGATGTAGTCAGTGGCTGCTTTGCCGCCGACATGGGCGGCCGCCATATCCGTGACGCGTGCCCGACGATCGCGACGCTCTTTACGAAGCGCCGCGTCGTAGAACAGCATCAGCTGCCGCTGGGTGTATCCGGTGAGGCTTCGCGCGTCGTGTCCGGCGGCGGTGAGGGTGGCGAAGATGTCAGCCCAGCGAGTTCGCGCACCTTTCGCAGCTTGACGCTGAGCAGGACGCGTCGCAGAAAAAAATCCGCGTTCACTCCCCACCACAGCATGTGCACCGTTTCGCCATCGTCGGCATTCAGACCGCGCACCCATGCCACCGGCTGATCGCAGGCAATCGCAATTAGCTCCATCACGCCGTCGGCGTTGGCGCCAAAGGCCGCCCGCAGCGAATCGAAATCGTGAAAATCGCGATTCAGCGCAATGCCGGTCATGGCATCGCTGAGCGCGGCGATCAGCGCGAAGTGCCGCAGGCTTTCGGCAAAGCTGTATTCACGCATCACCACCGCCCTGCCGGCGACGGTGGTGGTGCGATCCGGCAGCAGGATGGCGGTGTCCAGCGCGCCACCGGTGTTATCGGTCGCCGTGGTCATCAGGGCGCCACGGCCTGCGTGATCTGCGTGATGGCGCCGAACTGACCGAGCGCACCGGTGGACGGCTTGCTGCTGTCGAGCAAGATGCCGCCACTCACCTGCATACCGGTGACGTCGTTGCCGCTGCTGATCAGCGCCAGCTCTTGCAGCGGATCGGTGGCGACCTTGTACAGATCGACCAACACCGGCGCGTTGCCCTCGGCCAGGTTCAGGCCCTCATAGCGCACGGCCACGTTGGGCTGGGCGGCGGTGAACATGCCGACCGACTTGCGCGCGCCGTACGTATAGCCGGCCTTGAACGGCTGCGTATAGGTGCCGACACTGAGAAGACGGCAGCGACCAAAGCCGACATCCTCCACCACGTAGTCGGTGCCTTGCACCAATGTTTTCGGGGTCGCGGTGCTGTCCGTAATCACGACGCTGGCCACGCCCGGATTGGCGAGGTAGAAGACGTCGCCAGCGACCAAGCCCGCCGGCAAAGCTTCAGCTGCAGCGGTGCCGCCGGCCTGCACCTGCGTGGTGCCGAACAGGGACAGCGCCAGGTTGTCGGCGTCGATCTGGTTCACCGTCATGTCGAGCGTGGCGGTTTTCTTGGTCGGAAACGAACGCGTCTGCGAAATCTGGCCGCTATAGCTTTCGTTATGCTGCACCTTGTCCACGCTGAGCTTGATGCTCAGCGCGCTGACGTCGCCAATCCAGCGCCATTTGCCCAGCACGCCGGTGACGGCATCGCGTAAGGCAATGGAGACGCGGCCTTGGCCGTAGTAATAGGTTTCAGGATTGGGCATGGTCGTGCGCTCCGGTGGTCGTGTGCGGTTTGGTCAACGTGAGTTTCATGGGGTGCGCCCAAGCAGGCGCACCTGCTCGCTCTGCAAGGTGCGGATGGCGAAATCCACGAGGCGCTCGGGGCGGCGGCCGTGCTTGAGCATCTGGCCGACGCTCGGGCCGTACAAGCCCTGCAGCGGCAGACGCTTGGCGCCGCTGCGCTCGAATACCAGCAGCGCGCCGTTTTTGCCGCGCGCAATGAAGCTGCCCGCGTGGACGGTGGGCGCGGCGCCGCGCTTCATGGCGAATTTGGCACCCAGCATGGAGTCGCCGCGCAACGCGCCGCGGTAGCGAATGGCGGTGAAGTGGCGGCGGCTGCTGGTGGCGACCAGACCGCTGCCGGTGATCCGGCTCCACGTGGCGCCGAACTGGATGGCGTTGATGCCGCGCGCCTTGCCCACCAGGCTGATGCCATCACTGCTGACGCGCGTGTTGAGCCCATCGGCGATGCGGCCGGCGAGCAGGTTGTACTCGGCGCCGATATCGCGCTTCGCCTCGGTAGGCAGCTTGCGCTGGACGGTGCCGATCGCGCGTTTCTGTGCCAGCAGGATGCGCGCAGGGATCTGCTGCATGTCCTGCATAGCGTCCACTGCGCCGGTCAACTCCACGGCGAGGCGGGTGTAACGGCTCATCGGAAGTACCTCGCGACGACGCGCGCCTGCGCAGCGATCACCGCCGCACCTTCGGGCCGGTCGAGGATGGCGATATCAGCTACGTGCATCGCCGTGCATTGCAGGGCACCCAGCACCGCCGGCTGCTTGGCGAAATTCGCCACGCACACCTCGATATCTTCAATAACGCCGTGAATCTGCTGCTGCGCATCGTCCAGATCGGTGCCGACGATGCACTCCAGCAGGATAGTGAAATCACGCACTGGCTTGCCCGGGCGCTCGCGGTCCAGGCCGGGACCGACAATGGGCTCGCTATAGATCATCAGGCCGAGCGCCTCATCACTGCTGCGCTGGCTGTCGGTGGTCCAGATATGGGCGCCGAGGTCGGTGAGGTAGCCGTTGGTCACGCGGATGGTCGCGAGCTGCGCTTGTAGCGCGAGGATCAGCGACCAGGTGCGCGATGGCGCGGCGACGATGGCTGCACTCCGATGAAGATCAGCCATGCATCACCACCACCACGACGATGCCGTCGTCGCTGGCAATTTCTTCCGCCTTGCTGGTGCCGCCGCGCACAGTGAACGTGTCGCCGCGCTTGGGCTGCCACTCGGCTTTCAGCATGCCCAACACGCGCTTGTTGCCGACCACGCGACCGTACTGGCCCACGTCCTGCACGGCATCGTCAACAAACAGGGTCAGCGGTACCGGATCGGCTTCGCCACGCACGACGGTGCCAGGCTCGCCAAGTTCGGCAAGCAAATCACTGTGCATGGCGGCGAAGTCGCTCAGCATGGTTAGGCTGCCACCACGGTGCCGAGACCGGGTGCGATCAGCACGCGGGCGCTGGTATCGCCTGCGGCCGCGTCGGCCTCCACCACGATGCCGGCATTCGCCACGTCACCGGCGACACCGGCGCCCACGATGAAAGCCTTATCCGCCACCGACCAAGTGACGCGGGTACCTTCCGGTATCGCGGTGCCGGCTTTCTTTGGCAGGGTGAACACGCCGTTGGCCAGCATCGTGCCGGTGGCGCCGATGGCGATGTTGGTGGCGGCAACGGCAACCAACGCACCGGCGACAATGACGTCGTTGACGTTGATGGCAGCACCGCTGTGGTTCGTATGGTCAAGCGCTTCGCCAGGCTTGATGTATCGCGTGGTCATGGGTTCTGCTCCGAAACGTAAGAGAGGTGTGCCGTCGTGGCGCGGGGACCCGCGCCACCGCGTGGGCGACTACTTGCCCGGGTTCTTGTGGATACCGCGCCAGCCCACGGCGGCCACGCCGTAGCGGTGGGCGGCTTTCCACGCGATACCGTCACTGCGGAAATTCAGCTCCTGCTCCAGCGTCGGCGTCTGGATGCCGTCGAGGAACGCGACCTCGAACACGGCCTCGGTAGCGGAGTCGGCCAGCGCGTACCACGGATCCCCAGCCAGGCGCGGCGTATCGATGAGGTCCTTGAACTGGTTCTGCACCATGTTCGGGCGCTGCAACTTGTTCGGCGTGTCCGGGTCGTACTCAGCGCGATTAATCACGCGAGCGGAGCCCCCGAGCGCCAACGGGCCGAGCCAGATGGCCGGGGTGATATCGAGGAAGTCGTTACCGCCCGGATCCATCTGCCCGGCCATCGCCGTGCGTGCCGCATCGAAGCTCGCGACGCTCGGCACGCCGCCGGTCGCGGCGATGTTGCCGTGGTCGACATGAAACAGCGGCTTGCCGTCGTTCATCGTCGGGCCGTTGCCACCGTTCGCGGCGAACAGGCTGTAAACGTCTTTTTCGATGGTGCGGCCTGCGGCCTGCCCTAGCGCGCCGGATACACGGATCAGCGCACCGAGGTCATCATTGATCAACACTTCCGGCGTGATCTCCAGAATGCGGCCCTTGCGCTTGCCTTGGATGGTTTCCTTGGCGCCATCGCCCAGCACGCCGTTCTCATACTCGCCGCGTTCATTGGCCACTTTCAGATCGCTAAACGAGCTGAGGTGGTAACGGCTGTGCGGGCGGTAGTCGATCAGGGTGCCGATGGTGCAGAAGCGCATCCAGGTGAATGCCGAGGCGGAATAGCCGCCCAGCAGCGCCTTGTGCAGCACGTTCTCCAGCAACACCGGGAAATCGCTCGTGGTCTGACCGCCCGCGGCCAGCGCGCGCTGGGCAATTTCTTCGCGGCCCATGTGGCGGGTATTAGCGCCGCCGCGGACCAGCATCTGCTCGGCCATACTGATCAGCGACGCACTGCCGAACGGGTTGCCCTGTCGTGCGGCCACGGCCGCATCGCCATGGATCAGGCCATAGCGGGCCATCAGCAGCTGCTCCGCCGCGCCGCGCATTTTTTCGTTTTCGCTGGTGCCCATCTGAATGTGCATCGCGCTGCCCGCCGGCTCGGAGGCGCCGCCGAGGATCGGCAGCAAGCTCGCGCGGACGCTGTCGACGGTGGCCGAGGGATCCGCCAGCGCGGCGGTGTACAGCGCACTGACGCCCTCGCGGCGCATGTACGGTTCCAGCACGGCCTTGATTTCCTCGTTGCGGGTGCGCAACGCGGCGTGGACGTCGGCGACGGTCGCGGCAACGCCGCCGCCACCTTCGCCACCGTCCGCGCCGAGCTTGTTGCGGAAGCCCGCGGCAAACAGCTTGCGAAGTTTCATATCGTCGTCTCCAGATTCGGCCGTGGCGGCCGTGGTGAGTGCGGCCATCAGGGCCTGTTGACCGCTGGCGGATGCCAGCGCCTGTTCAAGGGATTGCGCATCGAAACCCGCCGGCATGCGCATGCGCGGCTTGGCCAGTTCGGGCAGCGCGGCCGGATGACGCGCGGCGGCGGCGACAGCGATCTGTTTGATGTGATCGGGCGCACCGGCCAGCAGCCGATGGACGCCAGCGGCACGGGCGCTCGCGTTCTTGTTGTCCGCCTCGTCGCCGAGGTCCGCGGTGGCGGCGACCAGCGCGTCGGCGAAGCCCTCGGCCACGGATTGCTCACCTGTGTAGTAGTGGTCCTGCCCATCCGACAGCAGCGCCAACATGTCGGCATTAGGCTTGCCGGTTTTGTTGGCGTAGGCGCCGGCCATCGCCTGGGCGTAGGTGTCGAGCACGTCGGCCATGACGCGCATGTCCTGCGCGTTGCCCTGCGCGACGCCCCACGGTGCGTGGATCATCAACAGCGAGGTGGCCGGCATCTGGATCTCATCGCCCGCCATCGCGATCAAGCTGGCGCTGGACATGGCCACGCCGTCAACGGTGACGACGACGCGGGCACGGTGCCGCTTGAGCGCGTTATAGATGGCGATGCCATCGCTCACGCTGCCGCCGTAGCTGTTGATCCGCACATTGATCTGCGTGGTGTTGGCCGGTAGTGCCTGCAGCTGCTGCACCACGCTCAGTGCAGTGACCGACTCGCCCCACCAGCTGTCGCCGATATCGCCATACACCAGCAGCTCGGCCTCGGTGGTGTTGGCGATCGGGCGCAGCACCATCAGCGGGCGGATCGTGGGCACGTTGCCATCGGCGGCGGCGAATGCCGGAGACGACAGGCGCGCGTGCGGCGAGCACGCCGCCATCAGGCCAGCAATGGCAAGCGAGAGGGAGTGTTTACGCATGAGCTGTGGCCTCGGGGTTGGCCGCTTGTTCCGGCGTGTCGTCGTCCGGCGGCGGCTGCTTTTTGTAGATGGGCTGTGCGGTGGGCGCGTCTTGCGTGACAATGCCGGCGGCCTTGAGGTCGCTTTGCCATTTGCCCTGACCGCGGATGACGTCGGCCGGGTTGCGGCCCTGCCGCTGCACGATCTCGGCGCCGCTGATGTAGCAGCGGTCTTCCTGCATCTGCCAGCCGGTGACCTCTTTAATCGGGTCGATCCACGGCATCACCGGCGGCATATACACAGCATGGCTTAGCTGGGCAAAGCTCATGCCCCTGACCGGTTTGATCAGGCCGCCGGCGAGACACGCGGCAACAAAGCGGCGGTACACCTCGCTGGTGCACTGATCAATAAACGCCTGACGAAGCACGCCATACGCGGCGTCTTGCTCGACCAGCTCCTGCCGCTGCGCGCTATAGGTGCCGTTGTAGTTTTTGCTGGCGCTGCTGTTGCTCACGTCGGTGCCGCATGCCACCGCGCGAATCTGGCCATCGCGCCAGGTCACCGCATTCGGGTTCGGGCGGTTGCTGTCGATGGTTTCGACCGACTCGCCCGGCAGCAGATCGTCAAAGATCATGCCCGGGGCAAAGTTCATGCTGCGCGGCTGGCCCGCTTTTTCGGGCTCGTAGCACTGTGCGTCACCTTTCTTGATGACGGCAGCCATGCTGGCCGCGATGCGCGCGGCGATGCGCTCGCTTTCTTCGTAGTCTTTGAGGTCATCGAGGCGAGCCAGCACGCTGGCGAACATGCTGACGCCACGGCGCTGGCCAATGCGGTCCACCAGCTTGATGTGGCCAACGCGATCGGTAGCCAGCCGCTTGAGCGTGGGCACGGCCACGAACGGATCGCCGGGGTGCTGCTTGTAAAACCAGTAGCCCTGCGGTTTGCCCCATGCATCAATTTCGATGCCTTGGATGATGTTCTTCTGACTGTCGTTGTAGTCGATCGGCAGCAGATCGGGCTCCAGCAGCTCCAGCGAAAACGGCACGCTGGTGCCGTGGCTGAGCTTGGGCACCGAGCCTTCAAGGTATTGCCACAGACCCTCGCCATCGCGAAACCAGGTGCGCGCCATCAGCTGTTCGGCACGGGCGCGGTTCAATTCGCCGGTGACTTCCGGCTGAAGGCTCCACTGCTGCCACAGCTCATCCAGCTGCTTGGCCAGATCCATCAGCACGTTGCCATCGGCATCACGCGGCTGCGGCTGCACACCGATGCCGGTGGGGCCGACCACGTTGCGCACCAGCGTGTTGAGAATGCCGCGACTCAGGTCGTGGTTGCGGTCGAGGTTGCGCGCCATGTCGCGCAGCTCCCGATGCGCCAGGCCGGCCACGTTGTTGCCGCTGCCAAAGTCACGCTGCCGCTTGCGCAGGCGCGAACGGTTCACCGCGTCGTAAGCGTTGCCATACGCTTGAGCGCGCAGGCGGTTATGTGCGCGACTGGCCGCCCACGATGGAGACAGCGCGAAAATCGCGCGCTCGATGAGTGCCGGTTTTTTCGCCGCGCTCATCGGCCGCGCAACGGATCATCGCCCTCGCCGCCCGCGGGCGCCATGGGCATGCCGGAAAGGTTGGCCAGCGAGACGCCGGCCCGTCCACCACCGCGTGACTCAGCGGCAGCCTTGCGCTCCCATTCACGGCGTCCCGCTTGCACCATGGCCAGATCGGCGCGGGTTAGCTCCCGGTCGCCCCAGCGGAATTTTTGACCGCGAAGAATCGCCGACTCGGCGGCGAGGTAACTGGCAAGCATGTCGGAAGCGGTGGACATGCTCGCAAGCATCGCGGACATCGTGTGCCATGGTTACCGGAAAGCTGGCACACTTTGATTCGCACATTAATTAGTCAGACGGCCAAAAGCATGAAGGTTCTGGACAAACTCGAGCTCATCGATCGCATCGGCAGAGAGCTGCAAAGCCGAATGTCGTACGGCGAAATTGACACCTACTTACGAGCCCACGGCGTTGACACTAAGAAGCCAACCTCGGGGGTGAACAGTAAGTGGGTCTACACCAAGGAACTACTCTCTGATGAAAAAGATCCGCTCGTTGTGCGGATAGCCGATGAACTTGAGCTCTCCCATAACTACACCGTCGCGGATTCAAGTACGACACTAGAGGCCACGTTTTGGGAGCCTTTCCATTTCAAGCTGTTCCTCAGCCACCTGTCTAGCTTCAAAAAGACGACCGGCCTGCTGCAGGCGGCGTTACGCAACTACGGAGTCTCAGCGTTCGTTGCACACGTTGACATTGAGCCTACCAAAGAGTGGTTGGACGAGATCGAGGCAGGGCTCTACTCCATGGATGCCTTGGCTGCAATCCTCATGCCCGGATTCAAAGAGAGCAATTGGACAGATCAAGAAGTTGGAGTTGCCGTTGGTCGCGGTGTGCTGGTCATTCCTATCATCCGAGGACTGAACCCATATGGGTTCATTTCCAAGTACCAAGGCCTTCAGGCTGAGGGTAAGACGGTAACGAGCGTTGCCGAGAGCATCTTTCGAGTCCTGGTTTCGTCGCCAAAGACCCGCTCACGCATGTTGTCCTGTCTCATTGACACAACAATCCGAGCAGCTTCCGCAGACGAAGCGCTAGAAAAGCTAAAGTACATCGCTTCCGTCGAAAGCATGCCAATCGCATACTTAGAAAAACTACGAGATAGCGCCACGTCCTCGGTGGCTCTTTCGTCGGGAGATCCGCTTAAGCAACTAAACGACCTTCTGTCGAAGCACAAACTCAATCCCGTCGAGACCAACCAGACACCCGAACCATTTGACGACGATGACATTCCGTTTTAGCCGTTGGATCAGCCTATCAAGTTTTCTTCGTTGGCCGGCTGGAATCCTCGAGGTCGTTTAAAAATCTTCTGAGCTGATTCCACGAGTGCGTTGCATGGCCCGGAGAATATTCGGCATAAGGGTACGTCTAGCTCTGCTCACGAGAAGGACGAGAGCTGATAAAGTCGGCGGACGACTTTTTGGCGATAGAACTTGGGGGCGGGAAGTGCCGAACAAATGGTTTTCTAATAGGGGGCAAGTCTTACAGTGGTTGACCGCAGCGGCTTCTCTCGCTCTTTCAGCCATCTCAAAAGTGGCGAACGCTCTACCTTGGATGGTCCCGGCCCTATTAGGAGTCGCGGTCGGAATGGCCATTAGCCTCGCGGTCCAATGGAGCCGCCAGCGGCGAAGGAAGAACCCGCTTGTGATCGAGAAGACCCAGTTTGTAACTGACGACCGCGCTGAGATTTCATTCAAACGAAAACTTCGCATTACGGTGCGTAACGCAAGCGACGATACCATCATCGTAGGTCCGAAAACGAGGTGGATTGAGGGGGATCTGCATGTCGACACGGTCGAGGAACATTACTGGCAATTGGAGGGTCCCCGTGGCCAGCGCAATGATGATTGGCGCAAGGAAGCCAACCGCGTCGAGATCGCCCCAGGACAATACGCCAGAACCTGGATTGGCTTGCCTGTTAGTGCGGTCCAGAGCGAAGTGGAGCGCTTAGTGAAAAGCGGTAAGGCTGGTGCCATTTCGGTCCAGACAGGGGCTATCGGAGTCCTTCAGATCAATATCAAGGGCGCTTAACTACGTGCGAAGACCTGGCCGGTCCCGTTGCTCTCGGATTGAAGGAATCGCACTAAATGCGGAACGTCTACTCAAGTAGACGATAGAACGTCCGCCGACTGATGCTGAAATCCTTGAGGATCTTCTTGATTGGCTGGCCAGCGTTGCGCGCTGCGAGGATGGCTTCGACGTTGCGCCGCATATAGGGTTGCGGAATATACAGCTCATCCCCTCCGTACCGCTGCTGCAGGTGGCGCACGACAGGTGCCGCGTACCGACTTGCCTCATCGAAATCCAGGCCCAGCGATTCCTGCAGCGCGACGGCCAGCTCGTCTTGCAGCGCTTCGGCGACATTGAATTGCCTGGTCACCGGCGGCTCAACCAATCAGAAGATGCGAAAGGGTTATTGCTACCGCGCACAGGAAGTCCGGACACCGAACTTTCGCGAGGTTCAAGCCGCGTTTGGTCGGTTGCACTATTCAGGCCCTTATCAGGCCCCTCTTTTTGAGCAAGACGAGCCTCGCGCGTATCCCAGTCCAACTTTGTCAGACGGTGCAAGCGCAATTCAGGATGATGGGCAGCGGCGTACGCATACACCCACGTGTCGAGCGGTTCGTTGCGAGGGCCACCGCGCTTCTCGAATCGGTTTTTGCTCGGGTTGTAGGTTTCCGATACCAGGCCAGCGAAGTATTCCGACGGCAGATCCTCGCTGAGGTGCACCAGGCGCGCATCGGCCGGCTTTTCCGCATCCGTGCTTAGGCGGCTGTAGAGCAAGTGTTTCACTGCCACGGTGCCAACGTGATAGATGGTGACGCCGCGCTTATCGTATTGGCCGCGCCAGTTGACGTCGTGAAGCTTGCCTTTGCTGAGCACCGGCGCATTGTTGTTGACAGCACCAAAGATGACCATCGGCCGGCGGATGCGACGCGATCGGGCGAAATGCTTGACTGCCTCCGTACGGTGACCACCGCCATCGATTGCAGTGGCTTCCACACGCAGCACACCGCCGCCGGCATGCTCCATCGGACGGTTAAGCAGATCGGTGAGGTCATCCCACACCTTGTCCTCGGCCGGATCGCCGGGCAGCTCGATGTAGTCGAGCGTCCAGCTGGCCAAGCCCCGGCCCCAACCGATGATGTGAACCGCCAGGCGGTTGTCCTGCGTATCGACGCCGGCGGTGATGGCGAGCACGCCGAGCTGCGCGCTACGCAGTCGATAGGTTTCTGCGCGATCGGCGATGGCGTTGTGCTTGACCGCACGCATCGCCGGATCCTCCCAGGCTTCGGCCAGGCGGTCGTTGACGAAGGTCTTGAGCTTGGCCGGATCGTTCTGCGCATCGCGCCACATGTTGGCCAGGTCCAGCCACCGAGGACCAAGGCCGATGGAGTAGTACAGGCAATTCAGTGTGTAGCCCCGCACCTTGCGCTCGGGGTACGTGGGCACCCAGCGGCCGGCGGCGATCATGGCGGTCTTGTGGTGCTCGTCGATGCACACGCCGCACTCGCGACAGACATACCAGCACTGGCGGCCATCCGGCGCCCAATGCAGACCGCTCCACTCGAACGGCTGCTCATGCCCGCAGTCAGGACAGGCCACGTGGTAAAAGCGCTGGTCGCTGATTTCCCATTTCGCATCGATACGACTGATGCCCTTGATGCCGGGCGTGCCGATGTAGAGGCGCTTGTACGTCGCAGGGAACGCAGAGGTGCGGCCGTCGAGCATGGCCGCCGGATCGTCGCCGCTGGTGAGGTTCGCCGCGAAGTCATCGAACTCGTCGACGATCAGCGTGCGCACGCTGGTGGACTTCAGACGGCTCGGGCTGCCGGCGTGTTCGAGGTAGAGCTGACCGCCGGCGAAGTCTTTGAAGGTGCGCGTGTTGCTACTGTCTCGGCTGGCCACGCTGGTGAGCGCGCGCTGCGCCGCCGGCGTTTCCTCGAGCATCGGGTTGAGCTTCTGCGCCACCCACTTGTTCATGCTCACCTCGCCGGGCAGGCAGACCATGATCGGACCCGGGTTGTGGTCCATGGTGTAGCCCAGCACGTTGATCGCGGTCTCGGTCTTGCCGTCCTGAATCGGGAACTTGAGCACCGCCTCCTGCACCGAGCTGCGCGCGCTCATGCAGTCCATCGGTTCGCGCAGCGGCGGGTTGCGGTGCGTACGCCACCGGCCCGGCTCCGCGCTGCCCTTGCTGGACAGGAAGCGCTCCGCGTCCGCCCATTGCGAGACGGTAAGCGGCTTGCGCGGTGCCAATGCGCGGGCGATAGCGGAAGCGATTCGAGGAACACTAGCAGCAGTCATATGAGCACATCGCTCAGATCGCTGCCCTTGTTTTTCATCCAACCATGCGTCATAGAATCAGCCAGACACTTGGCTTTGCTTTGGGGAACGTTGAAATGGCTACCGGATATTACAAGACGACCTGCCCGCACTGTGGGACTAAGAATGCCGGCTTTACTTCGCACGCTCAGAGAGAAATGGCGACAAGGAGCGGTGCAGAATTCAATGTCTTCATGACCTGCAATGCGTGCGCGGGCGCAATCATCGTAAAAGTCTCGGACCCCACTAGAGGTGTTGGGCCAATGGCCTACCAAAAAGACACCAACATGAGCGATGCAAGCCAGTTTTTCGTGCGCGATGTATACCCAAAAAGTGTCGAACCTGCTGCGCCCGCTGACACTCCAGCAGCTATAGCCAAGAGCTACGTTGAAGCCGAAGACAATCATCTTGCAAAGAGGTTCGAAACTTGCGCCATGCTCTGCAGAAAGGCTATGGACTTGGCCACGAAAACTCTTCGAGGAGATGTCGCCAAGTCTGAAAATCTCTACCAGCGCATCGAGGAGCTCAAAAAAATCGGGCTCATCACGAATGACATGGCGGCATGGGCACATGCGGTGCGACTTAATGGCAATGACTCCGTGCACGGTGACGATGAAATCAGCGAAGCTGAAGCCAAGGACCTCTTGAACTTCACTCAGACATTCTTGCTCTATGCATTCACGTTGCCGGCGATGGTCGGAAGACGACAAACGGGTGCAACTGGCTAGCGCAAAATTCATATAGCTCCCCGCTCGGCGATATTGGCGAACTGGCGCGAGGTTTCCTCCAAGGCGTGCTGGATTGCTTCTGCCAAGGTGGCGCGCGCTTGTGCCTCGTCGGTGATGGCGGCCAGTTGCGGGCCGAGTACATCGGGTAGGCTTTCCAGGCGAGTGCGCAGCGTGGCGGCGGCATGGGCCACGGCCACGGCAACTTCGTTGGCATCCATCAGCTTGCCGATGGCGACCTCGTAGGCACGCTTGGCCTCCATCGCGAGGTAGCGCTCGCGCACTGCGCGGGAGGCTTGGTAGGTGCTGCCAGCGCGATCCTGCGCAGGAGCCGGCTCAGTGACCGCACGTGCCGCCTCGTGCGCGGCACCGGCGGGTGCATCGGCGGCGTTGCCCTGCCCCGCCCCCTTGGACGCGCGCTCCGCGGCGTGGTGAGCGACAACACCGGACTTACTCGGGTCGGCTGTATCGCGCAGGCGCTGCTGGCTAGCGGCAACCTGCACGCGCTTGCTGTCGTCCGTGAGTACCAGGCGGCCAGCGTGGCGCAGCGCCGTGACCGCCGAGGGCTTGATGCCGAGGATGTTGGCGAAGCCAGCGAAGCTGGCGGTTTCAGGCAGGTTCAAAGGGATGGCTCCACTACCACTTCCCCTTTCAAGGCAAGCGAAAAAAAGAGAGGACGAGCGCACGCGTAGGTGTGTGCGGTATGCGGTGCGGTACGTCGTGCGGTATCAAATGGCGCAGCAGCGCGGCTGTGCGGCATGTGCGGATACACAGCGCACGCATGCAGGTGCGCGGGTGCGCGCGCAGATGTGCGCACGCCCGCACGTAGAGGGGATGCCGTACATGCCGCACAGCCTAGTGCCACAAGGGATAGATGCCGCACGCGATGCCGCACACCATGGCGCACATACCGCACAGAGGCAGGCAGTTCATCCCTGATCGTCAAGGCGACCGTGCAGTCGCGGCGGGCGCGGCGATCAGTCAAAGGACTCACCCTTGTAGACGCTGACCGAACGCTTGAAGGCGCTGATCTGATCGCCGAGCCAATTGGTCTCCGATTCACCCGGCGGCAGTTCGACACCGCGGAACAGCAATACGCCGTGAGGACCCTTGGCACCATCGGCGGCGGTGTATCGTTTCCGCCCAGCACGCACGTTGTGCTTGCGCTCCAGGGCATTGATCAGTCGAGGCATGGGCCCAGGCCGCTGCCCAGTACGCGCGCACCAGACCTTGTAGAGGTCGTACACGTCGGTACTGAGCGCCGGGCGCGGCTTGACCCCGTGGATATCGCCAGCGCAAAGCTCGTTA